GATGGCCAATTTTACTATTGACAACAATGGCACACTGGACAATCTAAAGTTTAATTTAGACCAGTTAATGAGTTACTTAAAAGTCAGGAACTAAGTCTCCTTGCTTCCACTTAACACCTTGCTTCTGCATAATGCGTTGACAGTTAGCACATATAGTTTTTAAGTTATCACTACGACAATTACTAAGTTTTCCATCTATATGATAAACGTCAAATTGTTCAGAGTGTATACTCTTATAACTACATTTTTCACAAACTGCTTTTTTCCTATAACCGGCCTGGTGCCATAGTGGCCAACCTTTTCCCTTGCCGCCATATCTAGCACAGCTTTCGCATTTAGACCGATAGAATGTTCTATTGCTTTTTTTATAGTTAATAGCAGCAGGATTTCGATTACAATTTTTACAAATAGGTCTCATAACATATTTAGCTGCCCTTTATGGTCCCTTTATTAGGGTGTTTTCCGCGGCGTTTTGTTATCAAAGTGCTAAATAATATAAAGACAACAACGCTCATAGGAGAAATACAAAATGGCTTTAGAATCACCAGGAGTACAGGTTAGCGTAATAGACGAAAGTTTTTATACGCCAGCTGAACCAGGTACAACACCACTCATTATTGTTGCGTCCGGACAGGATAAAACAAACAGTTCGGGCACTGGAATTGCCCCAGGAACACTTGCAGCTAATGCAGGTGAAGTATACACAATTACAAGTCAGCGTGAACTAGCTGAAACATTCGGCGATCCATTGTTCTACACAGATGCAAGCGGTGCATCAGTACACGGTGGCGAGCAAAACGAATATGGTTTACAAGCAGCATATAGTTTCTTAGGTGTAGCTAACAGAGCATACATTGTTCGTGCAGATGTTAACTTAGCAGAATTAACTGCTACTTCAGAAGCACCGGCAGCAAATCCAGCACCGGGAACATATTGGTTTGATACTGCTGCAACTAGTTTTGGTATGTTTGAATGGAATTCAAGCGCACCTACATCAACTGGCGGACAGAAGTTCAAGCAAATTACACCTATTGTAATTACTGATGATACACAAGTTAGTAATGTAGGAGCTCCGATAGCAAGTGTTGGCACAGCAGGTAACTATGCAGTTACGGCTACTACTGCTAAACCAATTAAACGTATGTGGTACAAAACAAAAACTAATGCGTGGGTAGAAGTAGGATCAAATGCATGGTCCATGGCTTGGCCGACTGTGGTTGGTACAAAGAGTACACCTATTGTAAATGCTGGTGACACTTTTACAATTACTGCAACTAACTTAAACATTACTGCTACTGTTCCAAGTAACGGATCACTAGACTTACTAACTACTGAATTAAACACACAAATTACATCTGCAGGTAAATCGAGCGTTATATCTGCTAGCGTTGTAAATGGAAAGTTTGAACTAAATGTAAGTAATTCAATTGACGGATCGGCTGCTGCAACTGGCGCATCTAATCCAATTACACTAGGCGGAACATTGCTTGCAGCTAATGCTGTAGACAGTGTGATTGGCGTTGCATCTGGTATATATTATCCACCAGCATTGCAAATGTCCGGCCACACAAGAGTACCTGAGTGGAAAACAAATGATACAAATTCTCGTCCAAGCGGAAGTATGTGGGTTAAAACAACAGATCCAAATGGCGGAGCAAAATGGCGTATTAAAGTATGGAACGATGATACAAGACTTTGGGACGAGCAAGCAGCACCAATATACTCAACTAACCAAGATGCAATCTATAACTTAGATAGAACAGCTGGCGGCGCTAACATTGGCGTTGGTACATTGTATGTACAATCAAATGCAGGCGAAAGCGCAGGCGCTGATGCTACTCCGGCACTAGCTAACTTTAAAATCTTTAGAAGAGAAATATTAGGTGCAGTAAGTATTACTTCTAGTCCAATTACTGGAGCGACATTTACTAATAACGTAGTATACGAATTTACAATTAGTGAATCAGCACCAAACGCAACAGCACTATCATTAAGAAACGGTAGCTTTACAGGATCTGATGACGCAACAACTAGTGCAGAACGCTTTGTTGCAGCAGTTAATGCAATGGGACTAACATATGTTTCTGCAGAAGTTGATGCTCAGAGTCGTGTTGTTATATCACATTCAACAGGCGGCGAAATGAGAATTAACGATGGCACTCAATTGCCATTCTCAACAGCAGGCTTTAGTGCATTTGTAAGTGCAGGTGTTGGTACAGCTAACTTATACGGCGCACCTGGCGGCACTGCTAACAGTTATGTTGCAAGTGGCTGGAGATTCCTTGCTCCTGCAAGTGCAGGTAACAATCCTACTAGTTTAACATCTGATGGCGCAATTTGGTATAACTCTATTGTTGACGAGTTAGACTTTATGATACATGACGGCACAGGCTGGAAAGGATACAAAAATGTATTCACTACATTTACTGGTCCTATTGTTAGTGCAACACAGCCTGTTGCAAGACAAGATGGTTCTTCAGCACTAGCATATGGTGACATTTGGGTAAGTACAGCAGACTTAGAAAACTATCCAATGATTTATCGTTACACACAAGCAGGTGTTTGGGAATTACTAGACGGTACTGATCAAACAACAGAAGATGGTGTATTATTTGCAGATGCACGTTGGGGCACAACAGGCGGCATTTCTACGCAGCTAAACCAAGCAACAATTACTGATTTGCTAACTAGTGATTATTTAGATCATGATGCACCTGATCCTGCACTTTATCCACGTGGTATGCTATTACTGAATACACGTAGAAGTGGATTTAATGTTAAAGAATTCCGTCGTAATTATGTTCCACTAACAGAAGAAAATCTTCGCGGCTCAGATGACGGTACTTCAATGAGCAATTATTATCCACACCGTTGGGTAACAATTTCTACAAACAATGAAGATGGTTCCGGAGCATTTGGACGTAACGCACAGCGTAAAGTTGTAATACGTGCATTACAGGCAATGGTTAATAGTAACGAAGCAATCCGCGATGAAGAAGGCTTAAACTATAACTTAATTGCTTGCCCAGGATATTCAGAGCTAATCAATGAAATGATTACATTGAACGTAGACAGAGGACTAACATCGTTTGTACTAGGTGATACACCATTTAGATTAAACTCAAGTGGCACTTCACTAAACAACTGGGGCAATAATGTTGCAGGTTCTTTTGAAGATAATGATGATGGTATTGTTACTTCAGACGAGTACTTAGGCGTTTATTATCCAAGTGGTATTACTAGTGACAATGCAGGTAACAATGTGGTTGTTCCGGCATCACACATGATGTTGCGTACATATGCATTAAGTGATCAAGTTAGCTACCCATGGTTTGCACCAGCAGGTACAAGACGTGGCGGCATTACTAACGCAAGTGCAGTAGGTTATGTAGATGCAGAAGGCGAATTTAAAACAGTAGCATTAAACGAAGGTCAACGTAATGTTCTATATAATGTAAATGTTAATCCAATTACATTTATTACAGGAAGCGGTGTAGTTGCTATGGGTCAAAAAACTCGTGCAAGAAATGCAAGCGCACTTGATAGAGTTAACGTTGCTAGATTAGTTGTGTACTTACGCAGACAACTAAATGCTCTTGCTAAGCCTTATATCTTTGAGCCTAACGATAAAGTTACACGCGATGAGATTAAACAACAAGTTGAGAGTTTAATGCTTGAGCTAGTTGGACAACGTGCGTTATATGACTTCTTAGTTGTATGTGACGAGTCTAACAATACTCCAAGCAGAATTGACCGTAATCAGCTTTATGTAGACATTGCAATTGAACCAGTCAAAGCAGTAGAATTTATTTACATTCCACTACGCTTGAAAAATACTGGTGAAATTGGAAGTCTCTGAATTGATAAATATATATAAGATAACAGGAGCAAATTAATGGCTATATCAACTCTTTCAAAGTTTACAGTACCTCTTGCTAGCAGTGACTCTGCTAGCAACCAAGGTCTGTTAATGCCAAAGCTACAGTATCGCTTCCGCCTTACTTTAGAAAACTTTGGTGTTAGTACACCGACGACAGAACTAACAAAACAAGTAGTAGACGTAACTCGTCCAACTGTAGGTTTTGAACAAATGACACTAGATGTCTACAACAGTAAAGTTTACCTAGCTGGTAAGCATAGTTGGGAACCAATCACGATTAACTTACGTGAAGATGTTAACAACAATGTGCAAAAACTAGTTGGCGAACAACTACAGAAGCAGTTCGACTTTTACGAGCAATCAAGTGCAGCATCTGGACAAGATTACAAATTCGTAACACGCATTGAAATCTTAGATGGTGGCAACGGTGCTAACACACCAGTAGTACTTGAAACATTCGAACTATACGGTTGCTATGTAGAAAATGCAAATTATAATCAGTTAAGCTATTCAGCTAATGATCCAGTAACAGTTACATTGGCTGTTCGCTACGACAACGCAATCCAGTCACCACAAGGTACTGGCATTGGTACAAACGTTGGTCGTTCAACAGGTTCGTTAGTAACTGGCGGCGGCGCATAATTATAAAAAAAGAGTTGACTTAACTTTAGGGAGGATCGTAACTGGTCCTCCTTTTTTAATAATATGCGTACATAAACATTAAGGATAAATATTTACATGGCAAATAAACTTAATGGATTCTTAGACAATTTACAAAACGGCTTACTAAGCCCTAAAGGAAATTTAGGAGACTTTCAGCATGCAGCTAGACTGTTTACTGACGATTCGTTTCGGCTTGCTCCTAAAACTAAATTTCTTTACCATGTTGTATTTAATATTAACCCTAGTGTACCAAATATAAACTTTGACAAACTAGAACTAAACATGTTAGTTAAAAATGCAGAACTTCCAAAGTTTGCATTTGATACTAATGTAATTAATCAATATAATCGTAAAAAAATAGTTACTACTAAAATTAATTACGAACCTGTACAAATTGCATTTCACGATGACAATAACAATACTACTACTGATATGTGGAAAGCATATTATAAGTATATGATTGCAGATGGCAACTATGTTGGAGTAGGCTATAGTGAAGATACTAGCGGCAACCCACAAGGTTCAAATAATGCGTACGGATTAAATCCGTATACTGCTGTTAACGGAGCGTATGGCTTAGATTATAATACAGCAGGGTCTAAAAAAAGATTCTTCACAAGTATACAAATTAGTCAGCTATCTAGACATAGACACTTTACATATACATTAGTTAATCCTGTTATTGTATCTTGGAGTCACGATTCAGTAACTGCATCAGAAGGTGGTGGATTATCCGAAAGCCAAATGCAAATTGCATATGAATCTGTAATATACCATAATCCAGGTAATGTTAAACCTGATACACCTAGCGGCTTTGGTGAAAGACATTATGATAATATGCCAAGTCCTATTAGTGCAGCAGGTGGAGGCAGTGCAACACTGTTTGGCCCTGGCGGCGTTGTAGAAGGTGTTGCTGATATATTTGATTTAATCGGGTCTGGTAAATCATATAGTTCGTTAGGTGGGTTTTTAGAAACAGTTATTACAGGTGCAAATACTTACAAAAACTTTAGTCAACTTAATAGTTCGGGAATAAAGGGTGAAGGTTTGGGTATACTTACTAACAGCTTGCAATCAAATGTAACTGTGTCCGGACTGACAGACACTGCGTTCCCCAAAGTTGCACAAGCAAGCACCGACGCATCGTTAAATACTCAAGTTAGTGCAAATGCTGGATCAACAGCAGGCAATAATGCTTCAGCACAAGAAGTTGAGATTCGATCAAGTGTAAAGAAATTAGACGACTTTGCGTTGTCAACTGTATACCGAACTGAATATATTAACGAAATAGGATCTAGTGATATGAACGAAATAACAGAATCTTACAATTTGTTAAGTGAGTCTAAAAAAACAGAATACAGAGAATCTGCTCTACAATCTATTAGACAAACATTAAAGGTAAAGTAATATGGTAGTTAGCACTAATTTAGAATCAACTACTGATAAAGAAACAAAAACATTCTTTAATCAGTATTATACAGTTGAATTGTCTTATCCCGCAAATGAAATAGATGCAGTAGTAAACTTTTTTACAAAAAGAGGATTTGAAATAACTCCGGCTGTTAGTGTTGCTACTGTGATTTTACAGCAAGCAAAACTAGAAAATGTTGCAGTATTCGAAGTACTAGATACATTAAAAGGTTTAGAAGAAGTACAAATAAGTGCAGTGGTTGCAGAAGTTGTTAATTTAAACAGACCCAAAACTAGTGTTGTTGGGACTAAAAGTAACAATCAAATACAAAGTTTAGATCATCGAAATATATTACCTTAATGGGACGATTTGCTCAAGGAAAATACAGTCTCGTAAATCCTGAAAAGTACGCAGGTGGACGTTCCCCGACATATCGCAGTAGTTGGGAATGGGCAATGATGAAATTTTGTGATGAAAATGCAAACGTATCGCAATGGGCAAGTGAAGCAATTAAAATACCTTACAGAAATCCACTGTCGGGTAAGTATACCATTTATGTACCAGACTTTTTTATTGTATATGTGGATCGTAACGGAAAGCAGCGAGTAGAACTAATCGAAGTTAAGCCAGAGAATCAAGCTAACAGTCAGAAGCTTGGAAAGAGTAAAGTTAATCAAGCACACTATATTGTTAATATGGCCAAGTGGGAAGCTGCTAGAGCCTGGTGCAAGCAAAAAAACATTTCATTTAGAATAATTACCGAAAAAGATATCTTCCACAATGGCAAACGAAGATAAATAATACTAGCATATAACGGTAAAGAACAATGACAAAAAAATTAGAAGAACTACTTAACTTACCCGAAAACAAGAACGATGAAGTAAATCCAACGCCACCGGCAGTTGCTAACGACATTGATGACACATTTCGGGATATGGAAGATTTTGATAAAATAGCAAGTGCATTACCTAGTGTTAAAGGGTTAGGCGAAAAAGCAGACTCGGAACTAGATCATATTGCACAGCGAGCATTAGACTCATTTGAAGATCTTATGAGTTTAGGAATGAATGTCGAAAGTCGCTATAGTGGCAGAGTGTTTGAAACTGCTGGCGGAATGTTAAAGACTAGTTTAGATGCAAAGACTGCTAAGTTAGACAAGAAATTAAAAATGATCGAGTTGCAACTTAAGAAACAAAAAGCTGATAATGACAGTGGTGCAAATTTAGAAGACCCAATTCTAGGGTCTGCATCAATAGTTACGGATCGCAATAGTTTACTAGAGAAACTTCGCAAAGTTGATAAATAGAGTATAGTTGGGAACAGAGACAAATGAAAAAATTTAACGATTTTCTTACAGAATCAAAAAAAGTATATAACTTTAAGATTAGAATTGCAGGCGAATTGCCTGAAGCATGTGAAGATAGAATGGAAACTGCATTGAAGAAATTTGGTGTAGAAAATATGAGTAGTGCGTCAAAAACACCAATCGTAGAACGTCCGTTAGATTTCCCACAATTAACAAACTGCGAAGTATATACATGGGAAGTTGATTTAGGATATCCTACTACATCTCATCAATTACAAGAATATTTAAGAAGCACTTGTGGGTTACCACTATCGCATCTTATTGTACGTAGCCCAAATGAGCCACAAGAAGATTATCAAGAAACATCAGACAATGAAAACTATGAAGCAATGCTTAATAGTGATTATGATGCTCAAACAGAAAATCAAAAAATGGCACCAAGTAACCAAGTAATGGATCTACTAAAAGAATTAGAAGTTGCACGTAAAGAACGTGATCACGATCCTATAGATAGTGTGCGAGCAGCACCGGAGGCAGAATAATGACTAATATTAAAGACATGATTCAAGCAATGGATCAAATTGAAAACAATGCAAAAACACCTGCAATAATAAATGAAGCAAGTGTAACAGTAAGTGCAAATGCAGAATCAGCAGCCGAAGTTGGTGAATTAATGCGTGTACTAACACTAGGCGGGGCTATCCACAATGATGGTTCAGCAGAAGAAATTCCGCATCCACATGCGCATAGTGAACCTGAGCAAGGACCAACACTACGTGGTGGTGACATTGACACTGATATGATGAAGCGTCAACTAATGTCAATGGATGCAGGTGAAGAAGAAGCAACTGAAGAATATGCAAATGAGCCAGACGAAACACATCACAGTTTATCTGATCTACTTGCATCAGGCGACGATATTCACAAAAAGAAAAAGTCTTATGCTCCGACTAATGGCGCAGACAATCCAATGTCTGAAGAAGAAGTTAGTGTTAAAGAAACATTACTAGCAGCACTTGCACAAATGGACGAAGCACAATCACCAGCACAAAAAGCAGCGTTTCAAGCAATGCTAGATAAGAAAAAAGGTGCAAAGCCAGCAGACACAGACGATACTGACAAGAAGTCAGACGACGAAGACAAAGAAGTTGATGAAGCTGCTAAGCCAGACTTTGCAGATATTGACGGTGACGGCGACAAGAAAGAGCCAATGAAAAAAGCTGCCAAAGATAAAAAAGCAGCTAAAGAAGATGTAAAAGAAGAGTTATGGAATGACTTGATCGAAGCTATGGGTGGTGTAATAGAAGGTCGTGGCAAAGTAATGGCTGGACGTGGACGTGGCAAAGACAAGAAGCTAATGGCTGGGCGTGGACGCGGCAAGAAGAAAAAGTAATTCCTACCGATGGAATGAACGGACCAAATAGGCTCTTCGGAGCCTATTTTCTTGAGTAAATAGCTGTATGGTACAAGACAAAGTTGACTGGACAGAATATTTTAAACACATACAACCAGTATGTCCCTGGAGCGGCGCAGCTTGGAAAAAGGGCGAAATAAAAGTAAAGTACTGGGACGGTGTAACAGAAGAGCTAGAAT